CATCACCAACTGGTATGCCCTATACGCGGCCAGCACTTCAGCAACAGTGACCAACAAATACGGCCTGTATGTGGCTGATCCTGCATTTAACAACTACATAGGTGGATTGAACTTCCAGAATGGTGCAATCAGCACCACTGACAGCACAGCCATACAGATTGATGATGGTTTGAACATATCTGGAACTCTAAACGCCAAGATCATTGTGGCCAACGAGATATCATCAGAAGACTCAACAGCCATACAGGTCAATGATGGCTTAAACGTGCCTGGAACCATAACCACTGGATTGTTATCAACCAGCACCATAAATTCAGCCACTGACTTCCTGGTATCAACCAGCAACAACAATCATATATCACTGGTTCCAAATGGAACAGGAGACATATATCTCACAGCAGACACCACAATCTTGGGAGATAGCAACGCCAATGCCACTGTCACAACCAACGGCACAGGAGATTTAATCCTCAACACCAATTCAGGCACAAATTCAGGATCCATTACCATAGCGGATGCTGCCAACGGCAACATATCATTGGTGCCCAATGGCACGGGCAACGTGGAACTGGGATCTCAGATTGAGACCACCACCAACTTTCCATCCGCGATGACCAGCACATCATTTGCTCCTGACAATGCCAGAATTAGGGGAGCGATCCGTGCCTACAGCAATCTCGCAGTGGCGCCATACACCAGCACAGATGATCAGATCTTGGCCAATGTGGATTATTCAGCGATCAAGACCACGGGTGGCACTTTCAGTTCCACCAACACCAGGACGGTGGGATCAGATCACACTGTAAATTTTGACCTCAATGGATCTGACGCCTCAGCGATAGCCACCACAGGAGCCACATCAGTGCGTGGCAGCAGGAACCAAGTTTATTACAAAAACACAGCGGGTGGAACCAAGACTGGTTTCATGACCCAGGCAAGTTCCAATTTCATCCAGATAGATGCGGGACACGGCGGAGCACTCACGGTGTCGCAGATCAATGGAGTCCAGGCCAGCGCCACCATAGCGGCCAACACAGGAGAGACCACAACGGTCACTGACTACAGGGGATTCAATGACACAGGAATAAGCACTTCAGGATCAGGCACACCAGGCACCGCACAGATCCTGACCAACTACTACGGATTCTTCACAGGATCCAATCCCACAAGTTCTGGTGCAGGCACAGTGATCACCAATAGGCCCTACGCCTTCTACACCAGCAATTCCACGTGGAAGAGCAGGATTGGTTATCTAGACCAGCACAGGATATTTGGTCTCAGCGCCACACATTCATCAGGGGGTGCCTACACCATAGATCTGGGAGCAAGTGGATCAGGATTCCACATCATCACGCTGACCAGCAACATCACGGGATTCACATTCTCCAACGCACCCTTAGTGACCACGGGCACAGCAATGGTCAGATTGTTGTTCCTGCAGGATGGCACGGGCGGCAGGACCATATCATTCACCGCATCAGGCGGAGAGACGTTCCTGTTCAAGAATGGTGTTAAAACATTAACGGACAGCACGGCAGCACCAGAGGGATTGGTGGTAGACGTGTTCACTCGCTATGATGGAACCAACACTCGCTATTACTGGAACATAGACAATGGAGAATATGTATTATAACATGATTAAATACACGAAAGGAAACATCCTATGACCACTTGGCCCGCAGGCTCAAAAGCATCCACGGACAATTTAGATCAGGGTTCGGATTCGCCACGTTTGGCCAGAGCAGACCTTCTGCAGAACGTGCAGAATGTGAATGCCATCATCGATATGTTCAACATATCATCTCCAACTGATTCACAGATTTTAAAATACAGCACAGCCAATGCGAGATTCGACCTTGCCGCAGAGGCACAAGGTCCCGCGGGAGCAACAGGTCCCACAGGAGCCACTGGTCCTACCGGAGCAACCGGTGCCACAGGAGCCACAGGCCCTGCCGGAGCCACAGGATTAACTGGAGCAACAGGCCCTACTGGAGCCACAGGACCAACTGGCTTAACTGGAGCAACAGGACCCACAGGAGCAACTGGAGCAACTGGCTCGTTCTCGGGCACGTTGAGCGGCAACATAGATGTAAATTCCTACAGCATCATTTCTTCATCCAATGGCAACATTCTTATCACTCCCAATGGCACAGGTAAAACTAAAATTACCAATTTAAACTATTCAGAGGCAGCACCTTATTCAGTGACCTATGCCTCAACCATCACACCAGATGTGGCCAATGGCAATATTCAAACTGTCACACTCACAGGCAATGTCACATTCTCAGCATTCTCAAACCCAGTGGCGGGTCAATCACTCACACTTTTCGTTGTGCAGGATGCCACGGGATCAAGACTATTGACCAGCACCATGAAGTTTGCCGGCGGATCAAAAACATTGAGCACTGCGGCCAACAGCATAGACATCATCACTGCCTACTACGACGGCACCAATTACTACGCCACTCTAGTGAAAGCATTTGCATAATATGCCAGTGGGATTTGCGAGATCTTTATTGGGTAGGAGCGGTTCCACAAGGACGGCATCCACAGCCACTCTATGGAGCACCAGCAACACTTTCAGTTATACATCAGCCACGGGAAAATTTGATAATGCCTATTCTTGGAACACTAGTTCCACTCACGCAAATGGATTTTATATCACCACTTCTCAAGAATTGGGAGGAACAGGATTTCCAGGCACAGTGGAATTTTGGATATATGTGCCATCATTTTCAGTCAGCCAAACCTATTTTGCAATGGACAGAGATAATGTGCCAACTTATGTGTTGGGAGGCACAACCAATGATTTGCGACACAATGGTGGATTTGGTAGCATAACTTTCTATAACATCAACGCTAGCACACCAGCAGATGCCACGTGGCATCACATGGCCTTCACTAACCCAGGCACTGGCACTTGGACATGGTATCTCAATGGATCCAGCCAAGGCACTGCAGGTATAGGCGCTGGTTTCACACAATTTGCATTTGGTAAGGGCACCACAGGTGGTTCCTCTAACGGGCTTAGAATAGATGAAATAAGAATTAGCAAGATAAGGAGATATACCGCTAATTTTACACCATCTTCATCTGCTTTCAGCAACGACAGCAATACTCTTGCATTATTTCACTGCGAAACAGATCCAGCAGAAGATGACAACAATTAAATCAACCATAACTGACATAAATAAAACAGTTAATTAACAAGGAGACACAAATGTCTGACGCGGCATCGAATTATTTAGAAAACAAACTTTTAGACCATACATTGAGATGGAGCACAGCACCTTACACAGGAGTCAGCACAGTTTATTGTGCCCTGTTCTCAGGAACAGCGGCCACAGTCAAGACAGCATTGGAATCCGGCACATCTAGCACATCGGGGGCAGGCAACTGGGGGTTCTACGAGATCACTTCCGCTTCAAACTATGGTAGGCAACCAATCACATTTGGCAACCCGGCATCATCAGGATCCATATCCAACACAGGATCAGCAATAACTTTTAATCCGGCCACATCAGACTACAACAACACTGCTAATTCTGGCAGCACAGTGACCTGTCTTGCTATCATGGACGCACAGACTGGAGGCAATGTTTTGTTCTACGGAGAACTCTCTGTTCCAAAACAAGTTAGTTCAGGTGACCAATTCACAATTTCATCAGGCAACCTAACAGTTCAATTAGCATAAGGAGCGATCCTTATGAGTAGCACTCGAGTTATTCGAAGACAAAACACTTATATTGATCAAGCCTTAGAAGTAATTGATTTTACTCAAATTGATGAATATCCACCAGACGCCACAGATACAAGAACAAGATTAACTTTAACACAAAACCCAAGTAATTCTCGTAGTTGTTTTGTAATTACAGAATATAATAGATCCGGGGGTCCTAAACAGGGTCCATTGACCAAAGTGGCTGTTTTTAGATATGGTTATAGCGGACAAGAAAATCCAATTGGTATCTTGCCAGATAACATCTACAACATACCAGGCAGCAGACAAATAATAGAATTTACTTCTATCAGATCTACTGTCACAACTGTGATATCACCGGTGACTAGACCTGCTTATGAGACTTGGAAACATCATAAAATATTAGGGCCAGGCTCCAACACAACTTTACCTGTATCTTGGCAAAATTACAATTACAATCTCATCACTCAAGCAGGAGGCAACGCAAATGCCACTACTATTTTAGATCCCACAATACCAACTACAATGATCAGTGTGGGCAATGATGTTCAAACTGTGTCACCCACGGCCAAACAATTGGGTATTGATACCAAATTGGGTGGTTTTTTGGATCTCTACAACATAGGTAGTGGTGCAAATGGATCTACTTCTGTCACATTATCTGTATCAGGAGATTATAGAGGTGATTTTACTTTTAAATGGGAAGCAACAGACCACGTGATTGATGGATTGGGTGGAGATACTCCTCCTGTAATTCAAAGCAATTTTATTCTTTTTAAAGATGTAAAAACCATATTCAATGCTTCTTGTAATATACAAGCAAATTTTTCTTTGAGCGAAGACAGTGTGTCAGTGATCACAGGTGTAAGCAAAAATCTACAAAATAATTTTACTCTATCGGCAATTGCTCGTGTTGAACATTTTGCTACAGAAACATTAACAAATCAAACAGAATTATTAGCCACAGTTTTTAATTTTCGTTTTATGGATTCATTAACAATAACCAACCAACATACATTATTTTGCAATTCCTCAATGATTTATCAATTACCATCATCTCTTTTATTATCAAATGATTTCAATAGCAATTTTACAGGCAACATGATCTATGATATCACGATAGAATATACCTGGGATGATTTTGGTATCGTGGGTTATTTTATAACAGGTTATACAGTGCGAGGATATTCAACAAATCAATCAGAATACACCTGGCAGGAACTATTGGATTCTTGGGACAGTTGGACCTATGGCACTTGGCAGGGCAACGAGACCGGTTGGGATCAATGGCCAGAAGATATTTGGAATTCAACCAAGAGATTGTCTTTTGATTTCAATTTCACACAAGCCGCCAATGCCATACGAGGTGGGGTGTCACAATTGTTATCCACAACAGCACTGAGCGAAAATTCAGCATTTAGGATCGAGGGAGTGCCTGGAGAGATCAGGAGCGACTTCCTGTGCGACGGCAGCCCATCGGGATTGATGGGGGGATCCAGCACCATCATCAGCGATGCAGTTCTGACCGCATTGGGCAACTACATCATCGACAACGCACAGAACATCACGGGTGCTTTTGATGCCACACTGTTGGCCAACTACATCGTGCAGTTCCTGTGGCAGGCACAGAGCGATTTCAGTTTGGCAGTCACACCCACATTCAAACCCGGTGGAGTCACCAACGCACAATGCATCACCATAGTGGACGCACTGGGCAACGCCATATATGGTCCCAGCAAGACCTTGCAAGGTGCATTCGACCCCGAGTTCATCGCGAGGATATTCTTTAACACCGATCCATACCAGATCTACAAGGTATTGCAGGAAACACGCCAGATATTTGTGGATGCGGAATCTCGTGGTATAGAAATACCCGAGGAGATCAGATTAAATAGCATACCGGCAGAACTGAGAGATTGGTTAGTGCCTCAAGAAACAAGGAATATGAAGTTAAGGATACCTCCTATGACCAACAGATTCACAACCCCTAAAATAAGAAGAGAATAATGTCAAACCTAACAGGATTCCAAAGAGACAACGCAGGATTATACATCGTGAAAGATCCACAGGCCAATGTTCAATATGGACTGGACTGGAGCGATTGGTTGCAGACCGGACACACCATCAGTTCAGCAGTGGTCACAATACAATCCATCTCAGGAGATGCTTCTCCATTGGCACATCCAACCAATGCTGCCACAGATGTGGTGGTCACGAATCCAGTGGTCAACATAAGATTGCATAACGGCACGGTGGGCAACATCTACAACATCAGATGCAAGATCACAACCAGTTATGGTGACGTGGATGCCAGACACTTCCGCATCGTGGTAAAAGACAAGGTATTATAATGGCACAGATTGAAAAACGATCATACAAATTAGATGTGGACCTGATTGCCAAATTGGCCTCAATCATGTGTTCCTATGAAGAGATTGCCATGATATTGAACACGTCAGTGGACAATCTAAAAAAGAGATACAAGGACATCATTGAAAAAGGCCGAGCAGAAGGCAAGAAATCATTGCGAAGGAAACAGATGGAAGTGGCCTTGGAAAAAGGTGATGTTCGTATGCTGATATTCTTAGGAAAAAATTATTTGTCACAGCATGACACGCCCACTGACACAGAAAGTCAAGAACCTCTACCTTGGCCCAATGAATAGATATGAAATTATCGGTTCCACAACAACAAGTAGCCAACGATCCAGCTAGATTCAAAGTGGCCGTGTGCGGCAGGAGATTTGGCAAGACCACACTGGCTATCAGAGAAATTTGTTATGAAGCAAGGAATCCAGATAGATTATGCTGGTTGGTGATGCCTTCCTATAGACAGGCCAAACAGATCGCTTGGGTGCAAATCAAAAAAATATTACAAGATCTGAGATGGATCAAGAGAGTGAATGAAGCAGAATTGACCCTGTATCTCAAAAATGGTTCAAGGATCTGTCTCCGAGGAGCAGACAATGCAGATTCATTGCGAGGTGTGGGTTTAAATTATCTCGTGATGGACGAGTGTGCGGACATTGATGAAACTGCTTGGACTGCGATCCTACGGCCCACCCTATCAGATACCAAAGGCAAAGCATTGTTCTGTGGCACGCCCAAGGGTATGAATTGGTTCTATGATCTATATCAACAGGGACAGAACACGACCAACACAGATTGGAAGAGCTGGCAATTTACCACTCTACAAGGCGGTTGGGTGGATGCCCAAGAGATTGAACAGGCGAGGAAAGATCTAGATGCCAAGACGTTCCGTCAGGAATATGAAGCCACCTGGGAGACCTATTCAGGCATAGTGTATTATGGATTCAACGTGCAGGACAATGTCAAGAATTTTGTGGTTCCAGAAGATATCACCACATATCACATAGGAATAGACTTCAACTTGGATCCCATGTCAGCTGTTGTTTCATACATCAAAAATGACATCCTATATGTGTTCGATGAGATACAGATATGGAGTTCTAACACAGATGAGTTGGCAGAAGAGATACACAACAGATATCACAACAAAAAGATATTCGCTTATCCAGATCCATCAGCGAGGCAGAGAAGGACCAGTTCGGCACGAAGAACCGATGCAAACATATTACAAAATGCTGGTTTCCTAACCAAGATGCCCACTCGACACATGAGCATCAGGGACAGGATCAATTCAGTGAACTCCAAGCTGTGTAATGCCTCGGGTTTGAGGGGAGTAATTATTAATCCTAAGTGTAAAAATCTAATAAGTAGTTTATCAAAACAGACCTACAAGGAGGGCACAGTGCTACCAGACAAAACTCAAGGATTTGACCACATGAATGACGCCCTGGGCTACATGATCAGTTTCTTATATCCAATCGTGAGAATAGTGGAGCATGAAGCACCACAGAGATACACGGTGCAAACAGGAGTGAACAATGGCAGAATTTAGTTCAGTAAACGGTGGCAGAGAATTGGGCGGTTTTAATGCTCAAGGATTACCCACTCATCCAGAATATCAAAATTATATCAGACGTTGGGAATTTCTCATCCGAAGCTACCTCGGGGGAATTGAATATAGATTCGGCAATTATCTAACCAAATATGTTATGGAAAGTTCTGGAGAATATATCTCTAGAATTGCACAGACTCCATTGGATAACCATTGTAAATCAGTGGTGCATATTTTCAATTCATTCTTATTTAGAACTGAACCAGACAGAGATTTTGGTTCTATGGAAGGTATGCCAGAATTAGAATCATTCTTAAAAGATGCAGACCTTGAAGGAAGAACTTGGGATTCGTTTATGAAAGATGTAAACATTTTAAGTTCTGTCTATGGCCATGTTTTGGTTTTATGTGATAAAAGTGATGTCAATGTAGGCACTCGTGCCGAAGAACTTGAACAAGGTTTACGCCCCTATGTTTCAATCTATACGGCAGAAAACATTTTAGATTGGTCATTCACTCGATTGCCAAGTGGTCTATATGAATGCAGTTATGTAAAATTATTAGAAAGAGAAATGCGAGCAGACAA